CTATAGCTGCTTTAGGGTTATTGAAAGCTAATGTACTTTGGTAAGTAGTGTCTACGGCTGTTGAAGTTGCTGTATACTGTGTTAATGTGTTTGCAGGTACGTTTGAAGATATTCCACCTCCTTTTAAGTACCTGATTGTTAAAGTGGTATTAGAAGGAGCTAATCCGTATGTCTGTGTATATAGGAAGTTTGAAGGATCGTAAGCAATACTTAAAGTACTTATACCTTGATTTGTTCCCATTCCAACATTTGTAGGATCAGGTGTAAATGTTGAATCGTCTGTTCCCGTTACTCCTGCTCCAAATTGAACTTCTAATTGCCCTTCCGAATTGAATCTTGTAACAAATCTTCTTGGAACTTTCTGTAAATTCATAAGATGAGGTACACTATTTGCATCGTATTCTGAATTAGATTCGTTTACATATATTGTCTCTTGTCCTAGAAAAGGAACTTCGTACCATATGTTATCGTTTTCATCTACTATATCTAAAATCCCAATAATATCGGTATCGTCAATAACTACCGTTGTATACTTTTCTGCATTAGTGAATATCGATGTAGTTGTTTTAACTTCTCCTGAGAATGCTTTTGTATATTTCTTAAGTAGGAATTCTACTGGTAATCCTGTACCTGAATCTATTGAATAGATTGTTATGTCTGTAGGATCGTATGAACTAGAGTAATTAAAGTCTACTTTCTTATCTATTAGGAAAGGTATATTTCCTGCTGAATCTGAATTTATTACTGTATTCTCCGATACTGTCAAGGCTTGGTCAAAGTTTGGTTCACTATCTGATGCATTAGCACTCACTCGTTGAGTTACTTCTACATCTACTTCTGATACTGTCGTAACTCTTGGACGGTATCCCATCATATAAGCTAAGTTATATAAATTTCCTGGCTCTTTTGCGTACTGTACAAATGTCTCTTGTAACTGTATATCTTGGTAAAAGGATAATATGTCCCCTACATATGCTGCCATTTCTATGAACATAGTCCCAGGAGCGGTAGGAGAGAAGTCGTTATAAGTATCGGGGAAATAGTTCTTAGCGTACTCTGTCAGTTGATTTTTAAAATCACCGAACTCCCTGTTTACGTATTTTATATTTCTATCTTGAGCCATTATTGTTCAAAGTTTATTACTAATTCATCCTCTATGTTTGTGTCTGAGATAGAGTATCTCATTAATAAAACTACTGTATTATTATCAGGTGTTGCTTGAACTTCTAATACACTTGGTACAACTCTAGGAAAATATAAATCCAATCCTTGTTTTACTACATTTTTAATATCGTCAATCTTATCTTCTGTAATATTCTCAAAGAGAAGATTCCTTAACGGGGTTCCAAAAGTTGGATTTAAGTATCTTTCACCTAATCCTGTTAAAAAGTAATTAACCAAGTTGTACTTAACTGCATCTTTAGATTCATAGGTAGAATTAAATACCGCAGCTCCTGAAAAGGGGAGCGATACTCCTATTGCTTTTCTAGGCTGTAGATCTAGAGGATTAATTTTCTTAACTTCGTAGGCCATGTCTTATATTTTACCTTTTTCTTTATCTTTTTCTAAAATAGCACTGTTAATTGATTTAGCTTTTTTCATAAAATCAAATTGATTTAAGTCTAATCCTGGCTGTGGACCTTGTGCTGTCATTACTTGTGGGGATAATCCCATTTCGTTTACCATTTGAGAGGCCATATTAGGTCTCTGGTAAGTTTGTGCTATTGAGCTATCTCCTGAAGCTACTTGCTTAAAATCCCCTTGGCTCATTGAAGCTTTAGTTTCTGCTAATAGCTGTGTTAGTGTATCACCCTGTACTGTATTACCTGTTCCCGGTACTGTCGGTGTTTTGGCGTAATAGCTTACGTCCTTACCTGGCGATACTCTTTCATTTACTACTGGAGTGCTTGCTACATTAATTGCTTCTGTAAGCATATCTTGTAACTCCTCCTTAATAGCTGCTTTTACTTCTTCTCGAATGACTTTTCTTAATACGTCTAGTTTCATCTTAATTATAAATAGTTGTGTTATGGAAGTTGGTTGTCTATTCTGAATTTTAATTCATCTAATAGAATTTTGGTGCTTGAACTAAATGAGGACTGTCCTTGTAATACTATAATCCCTATGTTATCTTTAGCTACTGCTATTCTTCTAGGTACTGTAGATTTTATAGACTTATCCTCTATTATCTCTAAAGTATAGTCTCTTCCACTTTTAGACCTATACTTATAACTCTCATCTGGTGTTCCTTCGGAACCTGTATTTTCTCTTGGCTGTGCTTGATTTAATAAAGCTAACAGCTCATCCGGGTTATCTAACTCTTCGATGCACCCTATTAGTTTAACATCAACTGACTGTAAAACTGTTCTTATGTTTAACAGGCTGGGCTCTATTCCCGATACTAGTCCGTTCACAGATTTTACGTCATCCTCCAAGGCTTCCAGTAGTTTTTCAACTTTCCTTAACCTTCCTGCTAGTGTTGTCGTCTTACCTAAACTAACTCCCCTACCCCCGGGATGAAAGATTATTGCGGTTGGGATTGGATTTTTAAGTAGTAATTTTCTTAATATTTTAGCTGCCCTTATCGGTACTAGTAGCTGGTTTGTCAGTTTTTTAAACCTACCTGTTGTTTTTTCAAACTGGTTGATAGCATCAAGTAGATTGTTTCTAAGATCAATTATACCCTTCAACTCTTTTTGAACAGGGCATGAATTTGCGAACTTATTTAACATACTCAGAGCCTCGGACTGTATACGAGCTTCTAATTCTCCCTGTATCCTACCTACTTGGGTTGCTACTATTTTCGACAAACTAGACTGTATTGACATTATGATGTAAACACTTTTTTAGATTTTAACTTCGATGCACCGTTTATATTTATCTGATTTCTCAGTACCTTAATTACAGGTTGCATCTGTATTCCTCTCTTATTTATCTTCGGTATAGGTTTTCCGTCTGCTGTAATTGCTGTAGCCATGTCTTTTGCCATTCCCTCTAACATGTTCAATAGCTGTTGTAAAAATATTTCAGTTTGATTACCCAGTAGTACTGCTTCAATACTTGTTTTAGGTGCCGTTAAAGCTTCTTTTCCTAAGTATATTGCAGGAGCATCTAGAGCAAGATATTCTTTTGCATCTAAGTTAATACTACCTTCTGTGTTCAGTCCTATTGACTCTGTACTTAGTAGTAGTATATCGTCTGCTTTAGCATTAAATACTAACCTCCCTCCACTTATAATAACTTGATTACCTTTGTACTGATCTGCTTTTACAGGTTCTCTTTTATAAGCATCTCTCTTTTCACTTGCTTGAACTAGAGGTATCTGATGGTTAGAAACCATGTAGATAGAGCTAGCATCTTCGTTTATATCTTCTGTAATTGTTGTAAACCCGTCTTCGGTAGTAACTTGCCCATTACTAAATATCATCATAGGTGCTCCTAAATTACTATCATCAATCCAGGGATTAGCTTTTCCTTTTGCTCCTGTAAACCTTACTGATTGTCCTTGTCTCCCTTCTATTTGAATATCTCCCATCGCTGACTGTATAGGATTTATAGTAGACTCCTGTATGAACTCCCCTCCTTTACTTATGTCTAACGTTGGATTAGAGTACACATCTAAGTACGTATTTGAATTTGGATGATTCCAAATATTCACTACAGCTGTATAATAGTTTACTAATTTACCCGATAGGCTTGACGTTCTACTTGTTGGCCTTGATTCCAACTTTACCAACTCTCCTATTACAGGAACCACTTTTATTGTACCGTTCCCCTGGTATGCAAACCTTAACTGGTCTGCAGTATCTTCTGAGGAATCAGTGCTTTCGTACCTAAAGAATACTCCGTTGATAGATTTTGCTCCTCCTTTATTGCGGTACTGAGGGTGGCTTGCATCTAGTATAATATCCAACACCCTGCCAAACTTAGATGCAGGGGATGAGGATTTTCCTGTTGGAATTCCTGGTGAGAAGCTTTCTTTATTGAAGTTGTTAGTGTACATTAACTCTCTTTACTTGGATCTTCTTTTGACTTATCTAACTTCTCTTGTTCCTGTTCTTGCTCTAATAAAAGGTCTTGGAGGTCTGAGAAGTCAAATTCATCCGATGTAGTTCCTTTAGCTGATGCTGATTCTAGTCTTTGGATTATTGTTGCTAGTTTTATTAACTGCTCATCATTCTTTACCCCTATCTCCATATACTCTTTAATCATCGGTACAAGTAGGGTTGCATCCCCTATACTTTCCACAAGGGGTTTAAGTTCACCTATAAGGCTCTTCACTTGCCCTTTCGTCTCTTTAGAGTTGTTGTAAATCTCTTCAAAAAGGTCTGAGAGTTTCTTGTCTCCGAATATCTTTTTATCTGTATCCATCCTGTTCTTCTTTACATTAAAAGAACTATAATCTATTTATAGTAAAGAAGAACAGGATGTATACAGATAAAAAGATATTCGGAGACAAGAAACTA